TTAGTATATAAATTCCATTGCTCATCACCTTTTGTTATGACGTTATATCTAGATTGAATTGTTGCAACATCTCCAGACCAGTAAGAATTTAGATTTTTTTTAAATAATGTAAAAGCTTCTGGTATAGCCTCAACCATTGCACTAAAACCAGCCATCGAAGCTCGCATAGTTGCACCATCTCCTTTCATAGAAGCACCTAATGCTGTAGATAATGGACGTAAAAACGCAGCAGTTCCAGTACCCATCATTGCTCTTACTGGAGTTTTAGGACCACTAAGAACACCATTTTTATATACTCTTTGTAAACCTTTTAATATTAGACCGGTTTGTTTACCGCCTTTTTTAAACGTACCACCTTTAACTATTTTCCTAATGTAATTATCGTAGTCAGTTAAGTTATGAATCTCACCTGACATTGATATTGTTTCGTGGATAGCTCTAAATAAATCATCATTAGCGTCATCACCAGCAATTTTTAATGCTAGTTGATGAGCTTCAGCCATTTCTGCAACTTCTTTGTCAACAGCATCAAAAATTAAATTTCTTCTTTTTCCTATACCTTGACCTCTAAACATATCTGATAAAGTCATTTTACTCAATTTAATTTGAGTTAAACCAGCAATTATCTTGTCATACATTGCTTTAACTGGACCATCTATATCGGCTAAATCAGCTATGTCATATAACTCTCTGTTTGCTATTCCTTGATCTCTTATTTCTTTTAATAATGATCCAATAACTAAATCAGCAACAGCTTGATTGGATTCTTTCCAAACCCATAATTCATCTGGAGTATTTGCATCTCTTACTGTAGGTGCTTTATCTAATTCTGCCCAAAATTCTTGTGGTGTTATATCGCTTGTATTTCTACCCTCAAATATTCTTTGAGCTGTAATTACAGCATCTTCCCATTTTTCACTTAAAGGTATTTGTTTTGCCTTAGCCTCAGCTATTTCTTTTTGAACTCTGGCATCACTCATAAAGTTACGCATAATACCTGTAAGCTGCTCTTCTGCTAATCGACTAGTTATAGCTGTACGTTCTAATTGAACAGGTGTATATAAAGAATCTGTAGATCCATGTTCAGCTCCCCATTCTGTTCTAGTTCTTCTTAACTGTCTTCTGACATCATAAGGAGAACCATTAGAGGTAGGGGCTGCTTGCCATTTGTTAGCTAGTGGTTTGTTTTTGTACGCACCAAATTCTGGACTAGCTAATTGATCTTGAGCTTTTTCTATAATTTGTCCTCTACGGCTTTCTGCTCGTAAAGCTATTTTTTCTACTTCTTCTGGAATAGCATCTTCGATAATTGGCTTCTTAGTTTTAGGATCAATCCCTCTAACTTTTTTTACACCTTTACCAATAGCAAGACTTAATCCATCAAATATCACACCAATTCCCATACCTTCTACAACATTTTTCAATGTCTTCATAGCTGGGTGATCAGTATCTCTTGTAGAAATAGGAGTATCTATAAAGTTAAATCTATCTCTAAGAACTGCGAGACCATTGTCTTCTTGACTGTATTTAGATGTTAAATCTGAAGCAGCACCAATTGCAGCACCACGAACTATTGTACTCCAACCAGCTGTTGCAGCTGCTATACCAGATACTTTTGCAGCGGGTATTATTGCAGCTGCCATTGATCCGAAATGAACCAGACCTCGTAAGGCTGATCCCCACCATGTTTTTGTTTCTATGGGGTTTTCATCTTTAACAAACCAATCATCCCATTCTGCTTTATAGCCTTCTTTAGTTTTACCTTCTTCAACCATTTCACCACTGAACATATCAATGGCTCTTTCTGGAAGAGTGACAACAGAGGAAACTGTATCTTGTAATCCACCGGTAACGGCAGCTCCTATTTCTTTACCTACTCCAACAATGCCTCCTAAGTTCTTTTTGTTACGAACATCTTTTAGTTCAGCTTGAGCTTGTACCTCTTCCGCTTCCTCTTGAGCTTGCTGTTCAGCAGCTATCTGTCTTTTCTTTTTTTCTAATTCTCTGTACTGAGCATCTCGATCAATTGATTCTTGTAATGCCTCTTTATCTACAGAGTTAGGATCATATCCTGAGTACATTCTATTACCTTAGTAGTTTTCTTCTAACCCGATCTCTATCGAGGTATTCTCTTGCTGGAAATTCATATTCTTTTCTATTTGTAAAAAAGACTCCAGTTTCAATCCATTGATCACCATCCCATTTAATAAATGTTCCTCTAGGTAATCGTTTCCAATCTCCTATTCTTGGACGTGCTTCATTTAATTGAGGTGTTACATATCCCGCTTCTTTTAATTTATCATCAAGAACTTTTTCTCTAGATTCTTCAATTAACTTCTGCAAATCATCACTTAAAAATCCTGGATCGTTATAAGATACGTTAGCGTTTTGATCTCTAAGCCATTCTACTTTTGCTCTTTCTACTCTTACCTTGTCAGTATGTACTGATAATAATTTTTGTATACGTAAAGGAAGTTTTTCTAATTCTTGATCAGCTTCTGTTTTAATTGGTTTATCATCAATTACTTCTAATCCAAAATCAGCAAGTTGAGTGGGAGTTACATTTATTTTTTTAGATCTATTAAGTTCAACGGCTAGATCCTCAAATATTTTATGAACTTCTCTGCCATTAGTGTCTCTATATTTTTTTAAAGCTTCTTCAGTTCCAGGAACTACACTTGTATAAAATATTTCTGGATTAGCTTTAATAGCAGTCATTGCTATTTCTCTATTTTGTACAAAAACTGTATTATCAGAGGATTCTGCATAACGGCTATAATCACCTTTTTTTAGATTCTCTCTCATCTCATTAGAAGCAGCATTATAAGCTTTTCTTGGACTTTCACTTACTACAATATGTTCCTTGTACAGTCTAATGAAATCTCTTTTCATGTTAGTTGTATTAGCATCAATAAAGGTGTAATCTTCTTGTTTCTGTAGGTCTTTTGCATAATCTTTAACAGCAGCATTTATAGCTGAAGTTAACTCTTCTTTGTATTCTGCGGGTAATGAATAATTCTGTGAATCTTTAGCAATATCTGCCCATTCTTTCCAAAGTTCGTAATCATCAATACCGTAAAGATCTTCTTTATATATAGGTTCACCACCTCTATCTTTTCTCTCTAATCTTTCATTTATATCTTCATCAGAAACCTCTTCAGTCGTAACCATATTTGTAAGATGTGGAGGAATTGGACCCCATTTATTATCTTTCCACTGTCTTATAAACTCTTTTTGTTGATCTCTACTGTATCTTTTACCTTGGGCAAATAATAGATCTTCATCATCTTTTAGTTTTTTAAGCCACTGTTGACCTTCAAATTCGTGTTCTGCTTCTCTTTTTGCAAATCTGGTACGTGCGTCTTCTTTTCTTGCCTCTACAATTTGGTCATACCAAATAGGATGTCTTTCAGCCCATGTTTTACTTGGTTGATCAGTAGTAGGAGAGTTTATTAAAGATTCAAATACTTCATCTGAAAATATATCTGTGTTAGATAAATCCTCTTTAAGTATTTCTTTAAAAAGTCCTTTATAACGAACGCCATTTTTATCAAAACTTTTCATGCCATCAGCAAAATATCTATTCATACTTTCGACATCTTTGTTTTGATAAAACTGATTACGCAAAACCGCAACCATATCTTGACTATCTACGTAATCTTTCCCTGCTTGTGCTTTAGCTAATAACCTCCTACTAGCATCACCCATCTTCTTTAAAGTTGGATTTAAGAAATCTGAACTATAACCATATAGGTTATTCATTTTTAAGAATTTCTCTCTGCCTTTTTCTAAGGCTTCTTGTACTTCATGTGGTTGTATAGCTCCAGAATCTCTTACATAATTCTTTATCCAAAATGAAAAAGCATCACCAGCTGCTTCAGCTCTGTATTGTGCAGCTCCATATTCCCACCAAGCACTACTTCTTTTTACATTATTGACAACATTAACTGGTGCACCTTGTTTCCACAAAGCTTCTCCAATATCTTGTATATCTAAGTGTTGTTCATAAAGTTTATTACTACCTTCTACTTGATCAGCTACAGAATCACTAGGCAACCCTTCCATTGCAGCTGCATTATATCCAGCTTGCATTTGATTGTTTTTCCATTTTTCATGGAATTTACCTAAGCTATCTGTAAGGGACTGACTAAATTGCATAAGGTCTTGCGCCTTTTTGCGGTCCTCCTCTGCAAGAGTTCTATAGCTTTGTTCTTCAATTTGTTGATTGGTTTTAATAGCCTGAACTCTATTGTCGTAAGAAATGTTTTCAACAAAGTTATAATTCTTAAGTCTTTGTTCTTCCTCTTTAGTTAATTTTCTTTCTAGTTGACGTTCAGACTTATCTGCTCGTTTATCTAGTTCAGCTTTTTGTTTTTCTAAAGCTTGAATTTTTCTATTGTCTTGCTCTTGCTGCCTTACTAATTCAGCATTAGTTGCTGTGAGTTCTTGAAAGCCAGTAGGACGAGCGTACCCTTGATAACTACTTGCCATTGTTTTTTAAAATTAAAATTTATTTAATATTGAACTGAAATACTGCCCGCTAAACTTGAATAATCTCCTATGCTATTAGTCCAATCAACTCCAGAGAAATCTCCCATTCCTCCAGTAAAATTATAATTTGTACTTGGATTCATAAAATCGCTAGAACTAAAAGCTCCTATAGCATTATTTTGAGCGGGTCCAGGACTTGCATTAGCTAAAGAATTTAAAATTCCAGCACCTAAATTAGCCCATGATCCTGTGTAAGTCATTTGTGCTCCTTTAATTGGTTCTGGACCAAAATCAAAATCTTCTAATTCTCTAGGTAAATCATATTCAGTGACTAAAGTTTTATATGGTACAGGCGGTACTGGTAGAGTTCCAGGATCTAGCATTAAGTTTGCATCAGCATTTTTATCTGCTATTGCTTTCTTCAAATCTATATTTAAATTTGCAGCTCTAGTATTAGTCTGAGCACTCATTAATGATTCTGCTAAAGCAGATTGTGTTCTACCTAAATCAGCTATGGTAGCCTGTACCACTTTTCCAGCAGTTCTACCGCTACCACCTTTTACTATAGCTTCACCTTTAGCTGCCATCTGTTTCAATATGGCATCTTGGTTTTGAAATATTAATCTCTGTGTCGCTTCTCTTAATGCTCTTTGTTGACTTTTTTTTGCAAGTGATGCACCGATTGTGTTAAATGCTCTTTGTTTTTTATTTAATTCCTTTGATTTTAAAAACTGCTTATTTAAAGAATCTTGTTTCATATTCCTTATTTGCATTCCATAATTATAGGAATCCAAAGCATTAGCATCTTTATATGCAGCTAGTTTTAACTCATCTGCTTGCTTCTTCGTAATATTTCGTACAGCTTCATCCCAATCAGCTTGAGATTTCTCCTTCTGCATATCATACAGTTGGGTATTGTACTCATATTGCTTTTCGATCATCTCGTTGTGCCTTGCAGCAGCAGCACTTGCAGCTGATTTTTGTCCAGAATAACCTAGTAGAGCACCACCAAATCCTAATATTGCATTTATTCCCATATTTATGTCCTCCTATAAAAACGTGGTGTGTAATGTCCTTCCCACATCATTGAATTTAAAGAGACAGGGTATGGTGAGTCATTAAAAATTCTTAGTTGGAAATTCTTCGATCTTTGATGTATTGGAATTGTAAATATTGATTGATCTTCAAGCGGTACATCATCCGCTAAATAAAAGTCAGCTTCTTGAATTGGGTTTAAGTTATACCATTCATCTGTATAGATAACAATTACATCTCCACTAGCTGGAGCTGTAGTAAATCTAATTTCTGTATCACTTAAAAAAGTAAAAGATGTAGTAACAACATTATTTATTTTTATTTTTATTTCGTCTCTATCAATATTATTTATATCCCCTTTAGTCCAGTTGTAATCTGTAGTAGATCCATCTCCTGTATAAGATCTAGAACCAGTTAACCTACCTTTTGAAAATAATTTAAATGCCATTAAACCTGATAAGCCTACAGCAAACTTCATTCTTGATATTACTAATGAAGCAGTAAAATCACTTTTAGATCCAGCCTCATTTAATTGCATGTAAATCCTAGGTAAAACAATATCAAAATCATATTTAAAACCTACAATTACATTACTTGCAACACTGGTTAAATCTTGATTAGGAACTTTAAAGTAAGCTTGAAAACCATCAATTACATATTCAGGTGTCATAGTGAAACCTGATTGAACAAATGTACCGGCAGCCGTACTACCAGAAATAACTAATACTGGAGTTAAGTCATTTAAATCTGACCATTGTGTAAGGTTATAAGGTAAATAACATTTACTAAACTTTCCAGCAGAATCGTATGTAACTGAACTAGCAGTTGCATACAAATCTATACATGGATTAACTTTTTGACCTTGGTTATTAACTATAATTGCTTGTTCTGGACTTTGACTTAACGCAGCTTGAAGTAAGACAGCATTGTTGTTTAAAAAACAAACTGCATACATATCATCTTCATCAATGGCAGAAGTTTGTACAGTTCCTGGAAGTTCCCAATTAAACCAAGACTCCATTAAATTTTCTTGACCATCAGTATATGTTCTAAAGAAATAAATATATTTAGATTCATTACCACTTAATGTAAGTAATTTATTTTGAACACTAGTATTTAGACTGGTCATATTAGCTGGTATCCATTCTTTAACAACTCTGCTAACGTCTATAACCATAGGTTGTTGTTGAACACCTCTTGGAGCCATTGAAAAAACTCTGGTATAACTAGGAGTTTTAGTAAGAAAATTTATAATATCTCCAGTCTGGACAGGGTTTATAACAGGGTCCATTTCGTAGTTACTAATACTCTTAATAACCGTTAAACCTGGAGTTAACACGCCAGTATCAGAAAACATTAGAAACTGTTCTTTACCACTAAACAGGAATAATCCAGCAGCCGTAGGTATAACTGCATGCAATGCAGCTGGTCTTATAGATGAACAACTTAAATCAACAGGATCTGCTTGAGTAATTATTTGTGCAGAAGTATGGTAAAAATTAAAAAAATCCCCAGCCTGACTCATAGAAACATTATCAGTTGCTAAGAATCCAAGTCTATTGTTATAGAAAAAGGCATCTTGTATTTCTTTACCTACAAAACTAGGATGACTATTAGTCGAATCATCGCCTACAAATCTTTCTTTATAATCAACTCTTCTAAAAACAAATGAATTTGTAGCGTTATTAATTAATTCATGTGGCATTGTTGAGGCATCTAAGCCTGATGAACCACTTGGATCTCTTCCTTCTTCCCAATGTCCTCTACCTGATATACCATCGTCAGCTATAAACTTTGCAAAATACGTATCAGCTGAAGAATTTGTATTTAATACTTTTACTACATGATTATGAAATGCCTGTGCTGGTAGTTGTGAAACATTATCTACTTGATCTTGAAACACTGCTAATTTGTTATTAGCTGCACCACCTTTACATGTAATAGTAAAAGGAGTTCTTGTACCACTTACTTCTCTTTCAATCTGTAGTCCACCAAGAAATTTGGTAACGACTACACCTGATATACCAAAACTATCAATACCATTTTTAAGGGTAGTTAATAAGCCATCATAAGTTTCTGAGGAACTTGTAGTTGTACTAAAAGTTTGATCAGATGCACCTCCTCCAGCATTCATCGTTACTGAATATGTTGAAGAAATTGCAGTATCTGTAAGAATTAATGTAGCTCTCGTATTTGCAATAAACGTAGGATCAGGATTTTTAGCAACAGTCTTTGCTATGTTAGTGACTATTGTAGTGTCCTGAATTGTTGTAAGTTTATATTTATTTATTGGTAAAAGCTGGTCTAAATATGTTTGACAAGATGTCCCACTATAACTGGTATAACTTACAGTACATGCGGTTCCATCAGCTGCGTTCCAAATATAAATACTTCCATTTGTATTACCTACTTTTTTAGTTACGCATCCTACATATTTTTCATCTTCATCTCTAGCAATAAAGAACCATTTTGCATTTTCTAATGTTGTTCGAGATAAATTATTGCCACTTGTATCTTGTAAGGTTTGTAAAAATTTAAATCCTGGACGTTTAGTTAAGCCAAAAGTAGGATCAGGAAACCCATTCAGACACTCACGAACTTGCCCAGGAAGTTTTTTATCGTCAGTTTGTCTGGACACGCCACCTAGAAAATTGTTAATTCGTTGAGTAACTGAAGCCATTATCGTATTAAAGCTGTGTGAGGTTTGTAGCTGTTATATTTGCTGTTATTACTTGTAGTACCAAAGAATGTATAGTCACCTTGATTGCATTCATACTCCACTGCCATAGCTCTCATATAAGACTCTTTTTGTTGCAACATCTTATATTGAGTACTATCTCCAATAATTCTGGTTGAAGTTATCCCAGCAGCTCTAGCTGTTATGTAATCTTTTATAGGTTGTGGTAAATCTACCCAGTCAAAAAACCAAGTAACATCACACTCAACGCTACCATCTGTAAATTTATAAGTATGATTTTGTTTGTCATACAATTTTCCATTTCTTCTAACAACATCTTTAGTTGCATTAGCAGAGTTCTCTGTTAAGTCTATTTGTAAGATATTGTTTGGTATTAGTATTTCGTTATTAGTGTCAGGTGTAAATTCGTAGTGGTATTCCTTATTAAAACTCCAGCCTTCAGATTGGATTTCTCTAGATACTTCTAATAAAGTACTATATGCAATCGCAACGTCAGGGTTGGTTTGATCCAAAGTGGTCGCTGGAGCTTGACCACAAGACGCTAATATTTGGTTTACTGCTGGCAGTTCAGTAACTGCGTTAGTGGTAGGAAAAGCCATAAATATATAAATAAAAAAAAGGGGTCCGAAGACCCCATTGAACAATTTTTAGAATCCTGAAGGAGCAGAAGCACCAACATATAATTCTACAGCCGCAGCTGGGTTTAAGTAATCAGCACCCATTGCAAGACGACCTAAGATAACATCACCCTGATAAATCACGGATACGTCACCTGAAGTTACTTGTACTTGAGGACCGATTGCTTCAACACAACCAGCAGCTTCTTTCTGGAATATCAAACCACATGATTTGGATCCTAACTCTGAGTTAGTACCGTAGTCGTTTTTAATTCCTGTTTCTGCACCAGAAGCATCTTCTGGAGTAGGTCCAACAAAAGAACCTAAGTTTGAAGGAGCAGTTTCTCCTGTTGTGCCACCATAAGCAACACCATATTTGCCAAGGAATGGAATATTCATTGACTTGTAGATCTTGATACCAGCTATTTCAATAACTCCGTTACCACCTTGTAAAGCAGTACCTTGTGAGTCACGGTTTACTAGACCATTAGATCCAACAGCTTGAATTAAGCTGTAATATTGTCTTGGGTTAAGAACACCAATTCTTCCGTCACCAGAAACGCCTTTCTCATCCATTGCAGCGGCTGCATCGTAGAAAGCGTTGACGAGATTTGCAGAAGCATAAGCATCAGAATCATTAGTTGTTGAACCAACTCTGATCTGAGTACCGCCTGGCTCTACAAAACCAGTTTTTGTAATTGGTGAGGCAGCTCTTGCTCCTCGTGTAATTGCACGGAATACAAGTCTGTCATATTTCTCAGCAAGTGCGAAACCAATCTTTCTTGAGATTTCTGATCTCAAATCATAGTGAGCCAATGTTTCATCCAGCTCGTAAACGAATGCTGAACTGATTAGTAGTTCATCACAAGTGATTGTTTTCTCAGCTACTGGAGGTGTTCCATCTGAGTTTCCAAGTATGCTATTTCCAGGAGTATGGAATTCCGCGCCAGTACGACCTGTATAGATGAACTGCATGCTCTGACCGTTGGTTAGAGTACGCTTCATTACAAGATCTCTAGCAATTGTTTCGTGCTGGAATCCTTTAAACATCTCTCCTGAGAACAGCTTTAAGTAAAGGGCGCGTCTATCTCCAGCACTATTACTAGCACCTGGCATAGTAACGCTGGATTGCATCCCTGTAGACTGTTGAGCCATTTTTCAGTTAAAAATTAGAGGTATAAATAATCGTCTTCACGCGTGAAAAGTTGCGAGACTTATGCGTCTCATTAATGTTTGTGGTCTATCCCACCGTAATTACGGCTGATGGTATCCTCCTTAGAGGGCAAAAGCCAAATTGATAAGGGAGGACTTGCACCTCCCAGTCGGCTTACCGATTATCTTTTTGTGTATGTGATGCCACGATACTTAAGTAAAGTTTCTCTTTTAAAATCTTTCTGCTCTTTGAGTCGAGCTTGTAATTCTACTGGAGACATAATTAACCTCAGTACCAAAGCCCCGTTCCATGCTTTGGAGTCATGCGTCCCGTAAGGGATGAACGGACGTAGTGGCTAGTTTTCTGTAAGAGCTTCCTCTAATGATTGAGGCTCTTTCTTTTTTATATAGCGTCCCTTGTTATCACGCTTTTTTCCTACTGGTTTAATTTCTTCTTCTACTTCAACAGGATTGTTTCTACCTGTTGTAGCTTTCCAGTGTCTTACGTTTGCAGTCATATTAATATGAAGGATCTCCTTCAGGTTCTTTGTATTGAGCTTCTAGCTTTTCCTTAGTTTCTTTATCAGATTTTGTTTCTGGTTCAATAACATAAGGACAAGCTCCAGCTCTCATGGTTGAATTTTGGTGTGGCATGTTATTCCAATGTCTGATTACCCCAGAACATATAAATAAATTAGTTAATAAAGTTAAATAGATTAAAAATTTTTCAACCAATTTCTGGGGCTGTAAGGGCAATTTGTGTTGATTCAGCACTTGCTAAGTCGAGTGGGAAGTTGTGAGCGTTACGCTCGTGCATTACTTCAAAACCAAGGTTTTGTCTGTTTACAATATCAGCCCAAGTAGGAATAACTTTTCCGTTACTATCAACTATTGATTGGTTAAAATTGAAACCGTTAAGGTTGAAAGCCATTGTGCAGATTCCCATTGAGGTGAGCCATATGCCAACCACGGGCCAAGTAGCAAGAAAGAAATGTAAAGAACGAGAATTATTGAAAGAAGCATATTGAAAAATTAATCTACCGAAATAGCCATGAGCTGCAACGATGTTATATGTCTCTTCGTCTTGACCAAATTTATAGCCATAGTTCTGTGATACCTCTTCTGTTGTCTCTTTAATAATCGAGGAAGTAACGAGACTTCCGTGCATAGCAGAGAAAAGAGATCCACCGAATACCCCAGCAACACCGAGCATGTGGAACGGGTGCATAAGGATATTGTGTTCTGCTTGGAATACAA